CTTATTGACCATATAGCATGAACATCGCGGATCCCGCGCCACCAACGAACAGAATCACGACAATTACAATAAGAACAATTGCCCACATGGGTAGTTCAGATTGCACTGGACCAGGTCCGGGTGCAGGCGTCAATATAGGTGATGGGGCGAGAACCGGTGCCTGAGTGGGTGCCTGAGAGGGTGTAATTGGAGTACCCGGTGTGAACGCAACTGGGCAAACCGGACAAGCCGTGATTCGAGGCGGGCATCCTAAGTCAACGCGACCAGACCCTGGCGGGCATTTACAATATTCGCAAACTAGAGGTCGTGCGGGCGCCGATGGACTACGTGATACACACGTTGCAAGTGAATTTATGGCCGGTGCAAGAACGGACAGCTCCGCGGGCGTCGGTGGCGTGTTACGGCCGCAGATTGTATTCATAGTATTTATAGGAAATCCATCTGAACCATTATTAGGTGCGGGGTTGTAACCAGCTGGGCACTGCTGGCCTAAAGGAACACTTTTCAAAATTCCAGTTTGTTTTGCTACACGTGCATAGTCTTGGTTTGCGCTACACCCTGGTACCGCAAAGTTCATAAAGTCCAAAATACCTTGATCAATTGCAGCCATTTATTTTCTTCCCATATTTTAAATGGATATTGTTCCAGGTGAAATTACCAGCATGGCTTATACCGCTCAGGTCCGCATCAACAATGCGATTGAGAAGGACCTGATAGGCATCGCGACCGTCAAGCCGTGCACATGCGCCGGCTATCAGAGCTCTCCAGTTTACAATATTGATCGTTAAATCATTTTCGCAGAGAATCCATGAGTCCCATGACAATCACACCAGCCACAAAGAACATCACGATGTAATTGCATTCGGTGTTGTCTGAGGTTGGCATATTATTAGGAAGAGACGGTATATACACGGGTGGTACAGGGTCACCACCGAATGGTGCATATGATAATGTAATCATCTCCTGATTTTATACGGGAAAATTATTATACTCTAAAGTGACACCTCCTTCTTCTTGCTCTTGGGACCGCGCTTCTTCTTGTCGCCCTCAAACGTAACCTGGCGAGTATCGGGGTCGCCCTCGTCAACGGACACGATGTCGGACACCGACTCGGTCTCAGCTTGGCGACCAGGGCGCGTCATCTGTGCTGGGGGCGGGCCCATCATATTCATGAGCGACCCAAAGTCCATACCGGGTCCACGCATTTCACGCGGGCCTCCAGGCTGCTGGGGAGCCGGCTGCGTACGCTGAACGGCGTCCATCATGTTCTGCATCAGCCCGGGGTTCTGCTGCATCACCTGAGTCACGTTGGGTACAGCCGCCTTGAACATGCTGTTGGTCAGGTGGAACATCATAGCAGAGCCTCCGACCATCATAATCAGCTTCACCTCTGGTGCCACCTGTACCTTCGTCTTGTACTTGTTGTACAGCTCCTCAAACACACCGTCATAGTCGTCAACGTTCTCCATCACGTTCTGAGACCAGCCATTGAGCTCCAGGTCAAAGGGATCAAACTTGTCGTTCAAAAACTCCAGGCCGGTGATGCAAGCAATCATCATACGGCGCTGGAACTTGATGGAGCGATCAACCTCAATGCCATAGGTCATACGCTTGTACTCAGTACGAATCTCCTCAATATCAGAGTAAATCGTCATACGCTGGCTGGACTGAATACCCTTTTTGTTCAGACGGGTAATTTTGTTCAGTAAATCAGCCTTCTCATCCTCAATGGACTTGTAGCCCTCAGAAGGTGTCTGGGCCCCAGAACCCTGAAAGCCCTCCTGCTGCTGACCCTCCTCGCCCTCGTACTCGTCATCCTCCTCACCACCGTCAAACTCCTCTGGAGGAGGCACAGGAGGAGCTGTACGCTTCATGGGGTTCATGAACATATCCAGACCCTCATCTGGAGAGGGGGCTGGCGCCACAGGACCAGGAGCACGCTTGGCAAACGGACTCGGCCGGGAAGGCTTGGGTTTCACAGGAACCCTCCGGCTATCAGGGGCGACGATAGAAATCTCATCCAGGATCTTGGACTCGTCATCATCCATCTTCATCACTTGACCGTCGTTCATATCAAACGAAAACTCCATATCTACGATCTTTAAAGAAAAGTGATTCTTGGCTTTAACGCAAAAAAAATATCCGTAAAAATCAAATGGCATTCAAGATTGGAAAAATGTTAGTTCACGCTGTGATCGTTGGTCTGCTCCTGGCTATCCTGGTCATCCTGGTCCAGGGCCGTGGCTCCACCAGCACGTACGAGCCCTCCCCCCTGGTGACCGTTGCAGGCCCCAACGCCTCCTCAGACCCAGCAAGCATCTTCGCGATCAAGCCCTCCCTGTCCTGTGTGGCGGGCCCTTCGGAGACGGCTGACTACTACAGCAGCGGGCTGACCCCAGGGGGTCTGTGCGGTGGCTCCGAGTATGTCCGTGATCAGCAGCGCGATTACGCCATCGCTTCCGGCGTTGGCGGTTCCCTGCTGGAGAAGTAAGGGCAAAAAACATCTGTATTAAATAATAATGAGCGAATGCGACAAGTACGAGGTGTACACGCTCAAAATTGATTCAAAATTCGCCCCTGCCAACAATTCGTTCATTGGGTACATCAACACCCCATTGAGAAATGTTGTCAAAGCCGAACTTCTGTCTGCGAGTATCTCAGCAAACGCGGTGACGTCAAACGTCATTTATGTCTATGCTATGGAACTTGACTCCAAGTTCAACGATCGCATGGACGTCCAGACGGCCATCACCTCTTTCCAAAGCAACACCATGGCCACCCCACAGACGTCCAATATTGGTCCAAACTTGTCTGGCACATTTTCCAATGTGAATCAGATGCGTACATCACTTGCCTGTATTCCCACTGATCAGACTCTTCTCCGAACAATATTCACCATAAATGGATACTGGGATGCAGTGACCGAATATATAGAGCCAATCCGTCAGATTCAGCAGCTCACTATTTCATTGTATAACGAAACTGGCGGTCTCTTGACGGTCGGCGGCCCGACTTTCCTGACCCTGCGACTCACATGTTCCAAACCAAATAGATGCCTCTATTAGATGGGGGACATCTTAGTCTACGTTGATTCTAACAACAGGAATCAATCTATATTTCCAAATTCAAATTCATATACTCTGCACCTGACGACGCCTATCCTCAACATATCAAAGGTTGAGGTTCTTACGGCCATGTTGCCAGACGTGTACACGTCACAGTATCTGACTTTGGATATCCAAGAACTCAGGACCCCCAAAAACCTCGTAGCCTCTGCACTCACTCTTGCAGACACGTACGCCACAAACGCAGGGAACACGTCGGCCATTCACAACTTGTCTGTGCCAAACTCCAACGCTTTTTACGGGTCGTTTGCTGTGGTCCCCGTCAAGGCGGCGACGTCACTCGCTTCAAATGCCTCTACATATACAAACACAGCCTACATTTACAATAATGAATTTTACAATGCAAATTATCGTATAAGCACTGAATTTGAATCAAGAATTGATAAGCTGGACAGACTGACCATTACTTGGCGCCAGTCAAATAACGGTGACGTGTTTGTTGACAAGGCTTTCAGCCCAGCGAGAGATCTTGGTAGGAACATGTTTATTCTACGTTTTCAGACAATCAATGTACCTGATGAACCAGAGAGAATACCAAGCCTCCCAGACCCTGTACCATGGGATTCTGGTGACAAAATGAAGATGTACCTTGTATTTGCGTTTGCAATTGCAGGTCTGCTTATTGTTGCCATTGCTCGTCCCCGTAAATAATTGCTTGATATGTATTAGATGTGCGACTCGATCGCAAACGGGGGACCCGTGTCCTTCACGTCAACTGGGGGTGGTGGATCCTGCCCCCCAGCCAACGTGATTATAGCATCAAACGTCCTTTCAACGAATGGAAACGTCATTGCAGGTAACGTCATCAGCCAAGATGGCACCTTTTACGGAAACCTCTATGTTGCTGGTCAACTTTACGGTAATATTAGTTACATTGTGTTGAATGTCGCTGGTACTGCAAACATATCGGTTTTGGAAGCGGGGTATATTACAGCAGGGTCAGCAAATCTGGGGAACCTTTACGTCACCAACTCGGTCACGACAACCAATGTGTTTTTTCAGAATGCAATTTTGCCCACAAATTTGCCAATTCTCAACACGGCCCAAGGAACATGGGGTTCTAGTGCCAACGTCTCACAGGTGACGGTAGATCAGTACGGCCGCGTCTCTGCAGCGGCGAATGTGGCCATCGCCTCATCTCAATGGACGACTATAAACGGTAATGTAGCCTACCAGAATGGTGTGTCTATAGGATCTCTGAGCAATCCCCCGAATGGTTCCAACCTCTATGTTCTTGGACTTGCGACATTTACAAACATTGCTGGAAACGGGTCCTCAATTTCTTCCCTAAATGCGTCAAACCTGGTGGGCAACGTAGCCAACGCGACGGTGGCGCTTGTGGTTTCGCAGGCGGCCCAACCTAACATCAC